AAAGAAAATTGAGATTTTGAATACTGGATACTCAAATCATGGAGCATCTACCACAAAAAGTTCTATGAAAGGCTGGATTTCAACAGGAGGAGGTGTTAAAAAAGACATCTACAAGAACAGAAAAAAGCTAGTTGAAAGGTCAAGAGACTTGTATATGGGAGCTCCAGTTGCTCAAGGAGTCATGAAAACAATTAATTCTAACGTTATAGGTAGCGGATTAAAGCTAAAATCAGCAATTGACTATGAAACTATAGGGATTAGTGAAGAAGAAGCCGAAGCAATTGAAACTACTATTGAAAAAGAATTCAAATTATGGGCTGATAACAAGATTGAACATATGGGAGTTTTGAATTTTGACCAGGTTCAAGACCTAGTCTTCTTAACAATTCTCTTGAATGGAGAGTGTTTTGTAAAATTTAACTATTTTTTAACACCAAAGAATCCATATAGCTTAAAGCTACAGATAATTGAGCCTGATAGAGTTATGACACCTTCTTTATTACAAAATGACGAAACTATCGTTGATGGAGTGAAAATCGATAACAACAATAGAATTTCTGGATATTATGTTGCAAGAAAACACCCGCTTGATGTGTCAGGAAACGTAGAAACGGACTTTATTTCAGTTTATGGAAAGCAGGAACAACTGAATATATTACACATAATGCTAGCTGAAAGACCTGAGCAAGTCAGAGGTATACCTATTCTATCTCCAGTAATTGAAGCACTGAAGCAACTGGATAGATATACTGATGCAGAACTTATGGCGGCAGTTGTAAGTGGGATGTATGCGATATTTATTGAGAGTGATAAGGATAATGCCCAAGGGGCTAATATAGCAGACCATGAAGTCTTGGATGAAACTGAGCAAATAGATAGTTCTAACGATGAAACTATAGAACTAACACCAGGTTTAGTTCAAGGACTTAATCCTGGAGAAAAGGTTGTTGCCACTAATCCAGGCAGACCAAATGCACAGTTCGACCCTTTCGTTACTTCAATTTTAAGGCAAATAGGAGCTGCTTTAGAAGTTCCTTACGAGTTACTAATTAAGCATTTTACTGCTAGCTATTCAGCAAGTAGAGCTGCTTTATTAGAAGCTTGGAAGATGTTTAGAAAGAGAAGAGATTGGTTCTCTAGCAATTTTACACAAGTAGTATATGAAGAATGGTTAAGGGAAGCATATTTGCTAGGTAGAGTAGATATGAAGAACTATGGAGAAGATCCATTGCTAACAAAAGCTTGGAGTGGAGCTCAATGGAATGGACCGAGTCAAGGACAACTTGACCCACTTAAAGAAGTCAAAGCAAGTACTTTAAGAGTTCAACAAGGATTCTCTACTAGAACAAAAGAAACTGTCGAGCTTAACGGGGGTGATTTTGAGCAAAATGTAAGAATCTTAGCAAAGGAAAACAAATTATTAGAAGAAAAAGGAGTGATGATTAACAATGCCGAAAATGACAAAGAAGTTTTGGAACATAACGAAGAATGAAGAAGATAATAGTGCAGACATAATTATGTATGGAACTATTGGTTCTGAAGAATATTGGGATGACGTTTGTGACAAAACAATTAAAGAAGAAATCGGAAATTTAGGTGATGTAGAAAATATAAATGTACATATTAACTCACCTGGTGGAAGTGTATTTGCTGCGGTGGCAATAGCAAACACTTTAAAAAATCACAAGGCTAAAGTTACAGCTTTCATAGATGGTCTTGCGGCGAGTGCAGCAACGATTATAACTAGTGCTTGTGATGTTGTAAAAATGCCAAAAAATGCTATGTTTATGATACATAACCCATTAACATGGGCTTATGGAAATAAGCAAGAGCTGGAAAAAACTGGAATTCTTTTAGATAAGGTTAAAGATAGTATCTTAGAAACTTACTTAGCTAAAGCTAAAGGCAAAACGAAAGAAGAACTATCTGCACTTATGGATGAAGAGAAATGGTTTAATGCTGAAGAAGCTAAAGAGTATGGATTTATCGATGAGATAGTAGGTGAAGTAGAAAATCTACAGAATGTCAATAATTTACTAATTGTAAATAGTTTAGCATTTGACATTTCAAAATTTAAAAATTTCCCAGGTTCTAAACCTACTGAACCTGTAACAGAGCCTAATCCAGAACCAACTCAAAATACAGCTACGAATACGGAAGAAATGACTGTAGAGAAGTTCAAAGCAGATTACCCAGAATTGTATGAAAACATAGTTAATTCTGCAATACAAGGAGAAAGAAACAGAATTGAAGCAATTGAAAATCTTGAAATAGCAGGATTTGATGATGTTGTAAATACGGCTAAATTCAAAGAACCTGTTGATGCTGCAAACTTAGCATTAAAAATATTAAACATCAAAAAAGAAAAAAACAAAGAGACTCTTAAAAACATACAAGAAGAGAGTCAAGCAACACCTGTTCCTGTAGCACCGAGAGCTGAAGAAGGTTCAGGAAGTGTTGTAGGAATACCAGTATGTGATATTTTGAAGTATATGAATAAAAAAACAGGAGGTACAAAATGAGCTTTATAGAAAAAGGTAATGAGTATGGAGTTGACCAATTATTAAGTGGTACAGGTCACAAAGTTATGGAATTAGAAGTACCACAAGGGAAATCAGTTAAGAGAGGGCAAGCAGTAAATGCAAGTGCAGAATTATCTGATGGAACAGATTTATTTGGAATAGTTTTAGAAACAGCTGATGGAACTACAGCTAAGACTAAAACTACAGTTGTAGTGTTTGGGGAAGTTATTTTCGAAGGGCTTGAATTAAAAGCAGCTACAGTAAAAGCTGATTTCATCAAAAAAGCTAGAGATAAAGGAATAATAGTAAAAGAATTAGGAGGTAGATATTAATGGCAGTATTATTAGAATTTTTAGGACTATATGACCAGTCAGTTATAAAACCAAAGACATTTATTAGAGACATGTTTTTTGCAAAACATGAAACTCATGAATATCCAAAATGGGAAATTGAGTACAGAAAAGGTAGACAATTAGTGGCTCCTTTTGTATCTGAATTAATCCCAGGAACTGAAGTAGTAAAGAGAAGTTATGCATCTAAATACTACTCTGCACCAAAAGTAGCACCAAAGAAAACATTCTCTGCACAAGAAATTTACTTTGCTAAATCAGCAGGAGAAACTATTTATGGTGGAATTTCTCCTGAAGAAAAAAAAGCAAAATTAATTGGAGAAGCTTTTGCAGATTTTGAAGAACAAATCTCAAGAAGAGAAGAGTTAATGTGTATTGACTTAATGTTCAAAGGATCAATAGTAGTAAAAGGAGAAGGTGTTGAAGACAAAATAGAATATGGAACAGTCCAAGAAATTACTCCTACAATATTATGGAATCAACCAAATGCAGATATTTCAGGAGATATAGAATCTGTAATAACTTTAATAGGAGAAACTACAGGCCAAAAAGTTGAACACATAGTTATGGATCCAGTCGCAGCAAGACTATTTACTCAAAATGAAAAAATAGCTAAATTACTAGATATTAAAAATGCTAATTTTGGGCAAATAGATCCTAAAGAGTTAGCAAGTGGAGCTATATATATTGGAACTTTAGCTCCTTATAATATCCCTATCTACTCATACCAAACTCAACATTCAGTGTTAAAAGCAGATGGAAAAACATATGACACAGTGAAAATGATTCCAGAAGGAAGAGTGTTATTTGCACCATCTAACAATACTTTACACTATGGACCTGCAGCAGATATAGCTAAAGGGATAATAGTTGCAGAAAGAGTCCCTTTTGAAGATGAAGATACAAAAATCAATACTCTTGAAGTAAGAACAGAATCAAGACCTTTACCTGTTCCATTCGACATTGATGCTATAAAAGTTTTAAAAGTTAAATAAGGAGGGATAGCATGAAATTAAAAGTTAAACAATCACTGATTTACTGTGGAATAGTTTATAATCCTGGTGAAGTAGTGGATATCTTAGAATCAGATATCATAGAAAGAGTTAAATCCCTTGAACTCGTAGAAGCTGAAGAAGTTACTGAAGAAGCTGAAAATCTCGAAGAAGTTGAAGAAACTACTGAAGAAAACACAGAAGTTGAAGAAACTAATAAAAATTCAAAAAAATCTAAAAAGGCATAACTATGAGCTTTAAAGAAGAAGTTACTAATGACCTTGCTAGTGTTTTTTTGAACTTAGAAGAGTTTGGAGATACACATACTATAGGAAAAAAAGAAACTGTCTGTGTTATCGATGAGGAGAGATTTCAGAATAAGCAGAGAAACAGAACTAGATCTTTAGAAAATGACGGGCTATTTATTGAAGGTATGACTCTATTTATAGAAAAGTCCTTCTTTAAATACCCACCTCATTCTGGAGAAAAAATCTTAGTAGATGGTGTTAGATATTTAGTAGAAGAAACTAAGGAAGACATAGGTTTATTGGAAATAGACTTAACGAGGTATGATGAAAAATGATAGGAGTTAAAGTTGAAGCTACAGGGATAAATGAAGTTATCAATACTCTTGGAAAATACGAGAGTGAGTTACCTAGTTGCATCTCAAGGGCTATTAATCGTTCACTTGAGATGGTAAAAACAGAGCAAATTAGAAAGACAACGGAGTCTTATTTTGCTCAAAAAAGTAAATTGCTTAGTAGTATTAATATCTTTAAAACTAACAAAAGTAATTTAACGGGCTCTATCATAAGTAATGGTAGAGTTATAGGGTTAGACCATTTTAAGCTAAATCCTAAGACTAGGACAAAAGGAAAAATAGTTCAAGCTGCCGTAAAAAAAGGAGGGTATAAATCATTACCTAATGCTTTTATAGCATATAAAAGTGGACATCTAGGAGCTTTTGAAAGAACTGGTAAATTCATCACAAAAAATGGTAGAAAAAGAGAAACTATTAAAAGACTAATGTCAGTTTCAGCACCTCAAATGCTTGGAAATTTATCTATTTTAGAATATCTACAAGGCTATGCCGATGAAAAATTCAGAATGAGATTAGAACATGAGATAAATAGGGTGATAGGGATATGATAATTGAAGTAGAGAAGCTAATATTTGACTTCTTAGTAGAGAAATTGAAAGATAAGAAAGT